TAAAATACCCTAAAGAAGAATGTATGCAAATAAAAAATGCCAAGTTCCAAGATGAAATGGACTATATAGTAACACACGAAAGACGAAATAAGTTTTTGACCAATCTGGCACTCGACCAGAAAGGGAATACTCTAGTTCTATTTCAGTATGTTGAAAAACATGGAAAACCTTTACATGAACAAATAAAGGCAAAATCTAAAAACCGTAAAGTATTTTTTGTTTACGGAGGAACAGAAACAGATGATAGAGAAAGAATTAGAGCAATCACAGAAAAGTTGGACAACACGATTATTGTCGCTTCTTATGGCACCTTTAGCACAGGGATTAATATTCGCAATTTACACAACATTATTTTTGCTAGCCCTACTAAATCACCTATAAGAGTATTACAGTCAATAGGTAGAGGACTAAGACTAGGCGAACAAAAAGACACAGCAAAAGTGTACGATATATCTGACGATTTTACATACAAGGAACGTAAGAATTTTACAATTCAGCACTTCTTGGAAAGGATAAATATATACAATGAGCAACAGTTCGACTACGATATACACACGGTAGACCTAGTATGACAGATAAAAAAACACCACAACCTAGACTGGTAAAACTCAAAACAGGTGAACAACTTGTGGCGATAGTTTATATTCAAAAAGATAGTGATTTTATTAGATTACAAGATCCGTACAAAATTGAGTTACACCCATATGACTTATTGGGTGACTACATTATGGAAGAAAAGATGACAATTAAACCCTGGATGTTTAAATCAAAAGATAAAGTATTCTCAGTACATAAAAATCATATAATAACTTTAGGTGTGCCTACAGATGATATATCTGAATATTATAATAATATGAAAAGTGGCGCATTTAAACAAAATATTGATGAAATTAAAAAGGCGAGAGCTGCTGCTTTTAATAAATTATTAGACCAGGCGAATGATGAAGAATATTTAGATATGAGAGATTACCACGAAGGTAAGAAGACTATACACTAAGGTAACTTAAAGGTATCTATCTCTGAAGGAGGGACATGCCCATTATACACCATTTCACCAAAATTGTCAAGCGCTTTTTTAAAGAAAATTTTTTTAACTAAATCTAGTATATCAGCTTGACTTTTATACTATTTTATGTTATAATATGAACATATTTTGAAAAGGAATATTTAATGAAAGACACTACAACATACAAACCACCTAAGAAAAAAGAACATTATGTTTCTAATAAAGATTTCTTAGTGGCAATGAAAGAGTATAAAAAGAAATGTGTAGCTGCAGAAAAGGCAAAGAAACCTAGACCACCTATAACTGATTACATAGGTGAGTGTTTTCTAAAGATTGCCAATCACTTATCATATAGACCAAACTTTATTAATTACACATATAAAGAAGATATGATATCAGATGGTATAGAAAACTGTTTACAGTATGTTTCTAATTTTGATCCTGATAAATCAGACAATCCTTTTGCATACTTTACACAAATCATATATTACGCATTTATAAGAAGAATACAAAAAGAAAAGAAACAAACAATCATAAAACAAAAGTTAATAATGAAATCTGGTTTAGACGAGTTAGTTTCGCAAGAAACAGATAACCAAGATTATCAAAACGCTTATGCTGACTTTCTACGGAAGAATATGATAGAAGTAGCACCAGACAAACCCAAAGAAAAGAAACCAAGGAAAAAGAAAGTATCTAAACTTGAATACTTTATGCAATGAGATATATATTTTTATTAGTTATATTGATACCAATAATCATAGTGTTAACATCTTGCACAGCACACAATAAGAAAGAAATAAAAGAACATAGACTTATTGTAAGTATCGCTAAACAGATAGTATCACCTGGTTTAGGTTGGAAGTAATATGAAGATTACGATTGTAGGTGGCGGAAGTGCAGGCTGGATGTCAGCAGCAACTTTTATTCGTGCCTTTCCAGATAGTAAAATTACAGTTATAGAAAGTCCAGATATTAATACAGTAGGTGTAGGTGAAAGTACACTTGGTGCGATTAATGGTTGGTTAAAATATCTTGGCATAGAAGATAAAGATTTTATGCCTCATTGTGAAGCATCATACAAACTTGCAATTAAATTTACAGACTTTTATAAAAAAGGTGCAGGATCATTTTTCTATCCTTTTGGCAATCCTTATTACATGAATGATAATCATAGAAACTTATGGTACTTTAGAAAAGAATTTAAAAATTTACCACCTAGTGATTATGCAGAATGTATGTCACCAAATGTATTAATGGCAAAACACAATAAGATATCAGATAAAGATAATATTGTACCTAATTATAATTTTAAAGATGATACAGCATATCACTTTGACGCAACTAAATTTGGTATCTATTTAAGAGACCATTATTGTAAACCAAAAGGTGTTATACACATACAAGAAACAGTAAAAGATATTAAAACAAATGAGAATGGTATAGAATGTATTAATGGTAAACATTATGCAGATTTATTTGTTGATTGTACAGGTTTTAAATCTATGTTACTTAATGAAGTTGGTGGTGAGTTTAAATCATATAGTCATATATTACCAAATGATAGTGCATGGGCAACAAAGATACCATATGAAGAAAAAGAATACGAATTAGAACCATATACAAATTGCACAGCAATAGATAATGGTTGGGTTTGGAACATACCAAGTTGGGAAAGAATTGGTACAGGTTATGTTTATTCTTCTCAATATATTAGTGATGAAGACGCATTATCACAATTTAAACTATACTTGAATGAAAAAGATTTAGAATTTAAAAATATAAAGATGAGAGTTGGTAGACAAAAAGAAATGTGGATAAAGAATGTATGCACAATTGGTCTGTCTGCTGGGTTTATAGAACCACTAGAGAGTACAGGTCTATTACAAACACATACGTTTCTATTAAGACTAGTAAACAATTTACAAAGAGGTACATTTACACAA